TCTACCAATTTACCTTGTTGTTTTTCTTTGTCGTCTGGCATAGTTCCTCCTATGATTATATGTCATGCAAGATCTGTTCTGGATCTTGTATTGTTGCTAGAACCTCATCTTCATTTAAGATCCTTATTTCTCCCCCTTCAATTTTAAAACGTGAGCCTGCATAACGTGCAAACATCACCCAATCTCCTTTCTTGCACCACGCTCCACGTGGATATCTTTCTTTATCTCGATAACAATCAGGCCCAACCTCTAATACTAAGCCACATACAGTAGCCACATGTTGTCTTTCTGCTGCTGTATCAGAAATATGTACGCCACCTTTTGTAACTCTCTTCGGTTGAAAAGGTAAAACTAAAATTCTCCATCCTGTAGGTTTTGGAAGATGTATAGCTTCTGGTGGTTTATTACGATTTTCTTCTAAGTTTAGATTAACCTTTGGTAGGTTTTGGGTCTTTGTCGATTCTGACAACTTTTCCTTCATGTACTTCTTGCTCCTTCTTATTAAGCAGGTTAGAGATTTCCTGTAGCACTGATTCCAGTGCACTTATTTGTCCGGTAATATATTTATATTTCTCATGACTGTCAACCCCTCCCGAGGTGACATTGATTGAGAGAGCAGCAAGATTTTGTTTTATAACTCGCTGTAATTTCAATACAAAGCTAAATTCATCCATTATTTTTTCTTCTTCTTTTTCTTCTTCTTTTTAGGTTTACTACCGTATTCTTCAGTCCACTCTCTTGCAATCTTTGGTTCATTTTTCCAGAGATATCTTCTTTGTTTTTCAGATTTAAAAGGCATTATTTCTTTTTAGATCCTCCATTCCTGAATATCTGTGTTCCCTTAATCCCAAAAATGCTGGCTACGACAGTAATCCAGAGTGTTTGAAACCATATCGGCAATGCGCTGAAGTGATGAAAAAAGAGATCAATCTTGTCCATCATTTCCGGGTCATTACTGAAGACTCCCCATGCAAGGACAACTATGGGCGCCGAAATAATAATAAGGACGATTTCGTCCTTGTAATCATTTTGCCGTGCCTCTAAAAGCTTGCCTTGGTAAGATTCCTCGCCTCGCGCCATACGCTCCGCATGGAATAAAGCTGCATCCGACATCGCGGCTTTTGTCTTCTGTCTATTTTGATATATATGGCTGCCTGTTTTTAAAGCCAATCTTGCTAAACTGAACCACATAAGTCTCCTTTATAATGTAGGATATATGTATAGTGCGTGCAGAATTAAAACCACTTAACTTTTGATTTTTTACTTGCAAGCATTCTTCTTTGTCCACCAACTTGGTCTTCGACAGGAATCTTTTCAGAGACTTTGTATTCTTTGCCGCCTTTTAGATATCCATCTTTATTGGTAAACTGTTTGAAGTCTACGCCTTTGTAAAAAGGTCTTTGTTCTTTTGCCATATTAGCTCCTTATTGGAATACCACCTGTAAGGTATCCATCTTCATTTTGAAACAATGATTGATCAGGTCTTTTAGTATTCAAAGCCTTGGCTAATTTATTACCATGAGTTTGAACTCCAACTCCACCACCATATTTCATTTTAACTCTTGTAGCGCGAGGTTGGCCTTTTTTATTGATATCCATTGTATCTAAGCTTTTCGTCATGCTGCCTTCCTTTTCTTAGCCATTTTTTTAAAAGTTAAAGCTAAAGCTTTAGCACGGCCTGTACATCCTGGTTTTGTAATGGGTGTACATTTTCCTTTAGTACCTCTTGCTTTAATTGATTTATTAACTTTTTGAATCCATTTACCGTTGCCACCTGCTTTAAGACCGATTCGTCCACCTTCATTGTAGTCTATTCGTCCACCATGACGATAGGTCGCTATTTTACTTCTGCCTCTAAGTTCTACTCCAGGCATTAAGCCTTCTTCCAGTTTTTTTTAGGTGTGCTCCATGTACCTGAAGACCCACCATGTTTAGCTTTTACTCGGCCACCTTTTTTGTACATTGGTCCACCACGCATCCCCATGTCATTAGGATAATATCCTGAACGCATGTCTGCTCGTGCGGTACCAACACCACCAACGGGGGCTACACCACCAACGGGGGCTACACCACCAACAGCGCCAACGCCACCTAATTGTTTTTTCGCTCGTCCACCGTGTTTAGCTTTTACTCGGCCACCGTCTTTGAGTTTTGGTCTTGGTCTTAATCCGAAATCATTTCGCATATTTTTTCTCCTTCTATTTTATTACACTAACCTTGAGGGCCTTTCAAGGTTTTTACATCTTTTCTTTTAATAAGATCAGATTTCATCTTTGCCCTGTTAGCCATCGCTTGTTTTTCTAAAGAGGTATCAGCTCTTAATTCAGCTAAATCCTCATTTTGTTCAAGTTTTTGTTCGGTCAGGTCTCTAGCCTGCATTAATTTAGATTTATCCATGTTAATTCGGGCTTCGGTTTCTTCTTTTTTTCTAAAATCATCCTGAGCTTTCAAGTCGAGCTCTTGAGATTTCAACTTGATTAACGGATCACTATCTAACATTGATGTAATCTCTTTTTCTTGTTGCATGAACTCAGCTGTGTACTCTGCGATCAAAACAGCCTTACGAGCTTCCATCTGAATATTAAGTTGTTGCATTTGTTGTTGAGCTTCTTGACCTTGTAAACCTTGAGCCTGAGCCTGTTTCAATTGCTGAATTTGTTGAGCAAATTCTAATTCAATATGTTCTTGAGCCATAAGAGAAATATGTTCAAAAATATTTTTCTCTAAAGCCGCCATAATCGGTGGATTGTTTCTAGCCAAATTAGTAGCCATAAAATTCATATGGGCTGTGATGTGAGCTCTATGATCCTGCTTACGATAAGCTTGGAAAGGTTTCTGAGCCATTGCATCAATATGCTCTAACGCCGGATCCTTAGGTTGAGGAGGCGGAGGAGGAGGCAAAAGCTGATCTATATTTTTAATTCCTAAAGCTGTATACATATTTCTATAAGAAGCATAAAGATTATGTATCTGAGGATTAGACATTGCCATTTGTAATTCAGTTTGAGCTAGTGTTACTCTTTGAGTCATTGAAAAAATATTAGGATCTGCAACAGGAATAATATCAATCCTTTCATCAAAATCCATTTGTTTAATCACTCTTTGTCCACCCACTACATCGTAAGGATATTCCGCAGGTAGATATTGTGAAAAAATAGTAGCTAATAATTTAAATTCTTGTTTAAGACCATTGTATAATCTTTTATGAATAGCACTCATAACTCTTGAACCTCTTTCCAAAAGAGCGACGGTCGTACCAACAGCAGCATTTTGATTTCCATCTCCCACTTGCATATCTGCAATTGAAGCAAATCTCTGTCCTGCTTGAACAACAATACCCATTAATTGTAAAAGTGTCTGCGAAGGTTCTTTATAAGGAAGAGGAAAGAAAGCTTCTTTCAAACTTCCACCCGGAGCATCCACATCTCTAAACTCTCCAGGTTGTAAAGGAGTTGCATCATCTCTAACCCGAATTCCTCTCATTTTAAATCCGGCAGGAAGATTGGATAACGTTCCTGCATCCAGTAATTGGCGGAGAGCAACCGTTGCNGTTCTACTCAAACCGCCAATCATGTGTATAAGTCCAAAACCGTAGAATCCTAATCCTGGCAGGAATTTAAAATGGACAAAGTATTGGACTTTTTTCTTGAGTGGGTCGTTGGGTTGAAAGTTTCTTCTAATCGATAAAATTTTTCTAGCTCCTGCTTCAAGCGTCACAATATAAGGAAGTTTAATACCTGAAGGCTCCTGTGTTTCTTGATTCATATCTTCAAATCCTTCTAGATCTAAATTAATATGAGATTCTAAAACAGTATAAGTCGTATCTCCAGAAGAAGCCGTGCTATATGTTTTTCTAGTTCCTTCTAGCTTCCGTTCTTCTTCATGAACTTTATCTTCAGTAAAGTTAGGACGACCTAATTCAATATCAGAATAAAATCCTGAAACTTGTGCCTTACGGATATCATTTTCCGACATGTACATTCTTTGAAAGATGGCTTCTGCATCATCCAAGGATGTTGCACTATAAGGTACGATTAAATCATCGGCTTGCACGAATTTAGAAACGGCTCGGCCCATCATTTCATCGTAATAAACTTTTTTAAAAGCTGAGCCTGCTAAAGGCAAATAAAATAACATTTGATCAAATTCAGCTTCATACTCTGGCATTTTATTCATGATTTGATAATTCATGTAATCTTTAACGCGCATCGATTGATCTTCTTTTTCACGTGTGGCTACTCCCATAATTTGAGTTCGCACGGGTCCATCCGATGGTAAAAGTTCTTTATAGGCTGTAGCTTGAAACTGAGTGACTGCTTCAGCTAATACGGGATGCGTAGCACCTGAAGCTCCTTGAAAGGGTTGTGAACGATTGACGTATTTAAATCCTAAGAGATCCAGGCCTTGAGTATAAGTTTGTTCCCAATCTTTTCTGGACTGTTTATAATCTTCGTAGTTTTGATAAAGTTCAGAAGCAAGTCGATTAATAACCTCGTCAGGGAGTATATCCGCTAAATTTTCAAAATGACCTTCTCCTCCGGAAGGATTTGCCTTTCCAGGTTCAAAGTCTATATCCGCGCTGCCGTCCTCATTTTGAGTGACTTCTACCCCTTCATCAGAAATTTCTTGAAGTTTTTTAGTTTCTTCGATTTCAATTTCTTCAGGGGATTCAACGTGAACTGTTTCCTTCACCACATTCGGAAGGGCTTTGTCTATTTTATCTGCCATATGATTCCTACAATCTTACATTAACTTGTTT